CTTCGGGGCTTCTTCCTTCGGGGCTTCTTCCTTCGGGGCTTCTTCCTTCGGGGCTTCTTCCTTCGGGGCTTCTTCCTTCTTCTTAGCGCGGGTAGCGCGCTTACGCTTAGGCGCGGGTTTCTCTTCTTCCGTGCTTGGGGTCTCTGCCACCGGCGTGTTCTCGCTGTGAAGTTCGCCAGCGATATAAGCTACTAGCTTGTTCTCGAATGGGCTAACCATCCCATCGCTAGTTTCGAGTTCAATAGTAATACGCATGGTATTACACCTTTCTGCAGTTTCGATTTTTCGTCTTATCGAGTTCTCTATGACGTTTTCAAACATCTACAACGTGAATTGTTGATAACTCAACTATAAACCCCTCAAAGTACCAAATGCAACCTGAGGGGTTGTGAAGCTAGTCACTAAATGAGGTCTGACTCAACGACTCGAACAAACACCTGCTGAGTGCCATACGCGGCGCTTTTACGCGGCGAAATATTGAGAATCCAGCCGGGTAGTGTACGTAGCACGCGCTGTATTTCTGCAATATCACGGCTTGTATGGTCGCCAATACGACGGTTCAAAACTTCACACCACACCTGCAACGCGCTAATCGAATTGATAGGCTCGGTACCTTCAACCGCGAACCCGCCGGGCGCGTTAGCCCGCCATTCCAGGCGTTCATCGAGTGACATGTTCTCCCACCCGGCGGGTACCAGCGAATCGACGTATTGCAGGATAAGACCGGTAAGCGGCTCTTCCTGGATATACGGTGTACGCGCATGGTTCAACAGCTCGGTTTCCTCTGCTGTGAAATGTAACTTTTCACCATCTTTATACATCTGTACCGCCTCTGCCCATACTTGATTTATGTAATCATCGGTCATCGAGTCAAAATCAACCTTATGCTCTGCATGCACAATGAGGAAACGACGGTTACCATCTTGACGGCGCAAAAACGCGGGGTCGTTGGTAGTACCCCATACAACAGACCGGCGCGGGTAGCTAGTCACCGTAGCCGCGAACGGCGCGCGGTATTCATCTTTGCGTTGTGTCAGAAATTCCTTGAGTTTGTTAAAATCCGCCGCCCGTAGTGAATGGCCCTCATCGGCTGTGACTATCCAAGATTTACCCATCTTCATAAGCGTGTCTTTATTACCGATTTCATCCAAGCTGTTGTACCAGCCGCGCGACATTTTCTCAATCCACCACGATTTACCAATACTCTCAGGGCCGTAAATCATGAGCATATTATCCCATTTGATACCCGGCTCGAACGTCCTTGCCACAGCGGCAACCAGAACCTTACGGGCAACTAGCCGGGTGTGGGGAGAGTCTTCCACACCGGGCAATGCAAATTCGACGCGAGGCGTACCATCCCACACCAAACCCTCTAGGTATTCCTGAACAAAATCGTGCTTCCGTTCCTGCACTAAATCACGCAACACATGGCGTAGCTGATTCTCAGATATACGAAGCTTATAGGTTCGTTCGAGATGAAGCATGATAGATGAAAAGTCATAATCGTCTAGCTGTGTGTCGTTTTCGTGTACGTCGCGCCAGGGGTAGCTACCCGGCGTTAGTTCCATAGACATACCGCGAACGTTCAGAACGATTCCCTTAAAAATCGGGTCATGCGCTGTTATCAAATCGAGATTTTGGATAGTGTTCTCAACAGCCCCGAATTTATTCCGTGATAGGCTCTCAACCCATGACGTGCTATCGGTTTCATCGTTGATTTCCTCAGAGAACGACTTGAGAATTTCAGCAGACTGTAGCTTTTTCACACGTTCATCGTTCGCCGCAAGCTCGTTCATGGCCTTAGTAGAGGGCAGACGGGTAACCGGTACACCGTCTTTACCATCGTCCAAATGACCGAATTTGTGCACCCTAACCAGGTCAAAGGCGTTCATCGCCCTACCCCCGGCGGGGTCGTTAGCGTGGTATGAGTAGACGAATCCAGGATTTTCAGCAATGGGTGCCATACCCGCCTCTGACTTCGCGCCGTTGAGGTGAAAACGGTTAGCTGATACTTGCTCATACGGTAACTCGAATACCCGTATGAGCTCTGCCCAGTCTTGGTATGCTTGACAGAACAGACCTGCAACGCCCTTGAGAGTTTTAGGGTCCTTACGTTTCCTTACACTCTCATGCGGTGCTTTATCGAACCTACGCGCACCCTGCAATAGGGCGTTATCAATCTCTAGCGCTTTACCGGGGCGGGTAATGACAACATAGCCTTTTCCGTTAGTTGCAGGTAAGAACATATACCGCTCATGTTGAGCTGTGGTAGGGTCAAAACAGGTGTTACCTAGCAACGCCATAACGCCATAGCAAAGCTCTGTGTATTTTGCAGGGCCTACCTTCTCAGATAAAGGCATGATAAGCCGATAGCGGGGCTTTTCTTTCGTAGAGCTGAACGTACTGTGAAGAGCGTAAGCGTATCCATCAAATACGTTCTGCACACGGTCAATGAAGCCGCTATCGGGAAAATCAATATCGAGAGTGAGAGCGCATCGGGATACCACGCTCGTTTTATTGCGACGTTCGCCCTCGATTTCGCCAAAGATATAGTTTCCCGCCTCTTTCTCATTCGCCGGGGTTACCACATATTCTAGGAATTTACCCCATGTGATTTTACCCTGCTTCCACGTAATAGAGTTACGCTTAGGTGCGGTCGCAAAGTCAAATTCTGTGGTTGGTTCGACTTTCATCGTTTACCTTTCTAAAAATCCTGTAAATAACTCATGAGTGCATCTTGTGCTGTCTCTTTGCCCTTGAGTCGCGTATCTATTATAGAATCAATCGTATTTCGCGCCATGACTTTGTGAATTGTCACCGGGTGTTTTTGCCCCTGCCTAGAGAGCCGTTTATTCGCTTGCTCCCATTCCTCGGTGCTCCACGGTAACGTAGTCCATACGATAGTATGCCCGCCGTGTTGCAGGTTCAGACCATGACCGATAGACGCGGGGTGTGCGGCTAGAACCGGTATCTCACCGTTGTTCCACGCGGCAAACACGCCTTTTTCATCTGAGGTGTGCAACACCCCGGCAGGTAACGTGGCTTTCAACTCTTCTAGTTCTGCCTTGAAACGGTAAAAAACTAGCAGGGGTGAACCTGTACCCTCGTAGATTTCGAGAACCGCTTTCGCCTTTTCGTTATGGAGTTTCGTAATCTCTGCACCGGCTAGGTAATCGTCCACATCGGGGTAAATGAACCCAGCGCTAATCTGTGAGAGCTTACCAGTCATAACAGCGGCGGTAGCGGCGGAATGAATTACGCCCTCTGACGCTTCTACCACCAAATCCTTGCGCATCTGGTTATATGCTTTCCGGGCGTTCGCGGGCAATTCCACGATAACATTATTCTCGATTACCGGCGGCAAGTCGATTTTCCCGTCTGTTTTCATCGACATGCAGAAATGACTAATCATGTCGAAAATGTGAACATCCGCGCCGGGTAGGGCGCGCCATTTCGTAACATACCCCTTCCACCCGATAGTTTCGGCTTCGAACCACCGTTCACGAAATGCCGCTAGAGAGCGGCCTAGCGTAACACCCCTATCTAGAATAGCAACTTGCGCCCATAAATCGAGAAGGCTATTCGGGGTTGGCGTACCGGTCAAACCCCAGCAGTTCACGACGTTCTTACGAATGCGGTTAGCACTCTTCCACCGTTTAGAAGATTTGTTCTTGTATCCGCTCAATTCGTCAAGTATGAGCGTCCGAAAACGTCCATCCGCCGCGTATTCCTCTGCATCGGCTTGTACATCACGGCTAATAACGTATACGTCGCCCTCGGTGTTTTCTAGCCCATCCCGGCGGGCGCGCGGGCTTCCTGTGCACTGAACCACCTTGAGGTCTGGTCGCCATTTTTTAGCTTCTTCACCCCAAACATTGAGCGCAACGCGCTTAGGGGCGATAGCCAAAGCGGGCAGGTGTTCAGAGGTTAGAGCCGATAGGGTAATTGCTGTTTTACCAAGGCCCATATCTAAGAAAAGCCCGCGCCCGCCGGGGGCTTCTTGGAGGAACTTTACCGCGTCTTCCTGGTACTTATGTAGTTTCAGTTCAGAGTTCGACACGCTTACCCCGATACTTACGTTCTAGTTGCTTACGAAACTCTTTTGACCGGCGGTCGCCGCCTTGACGTGGACGGGATTCGTACCAGTCAATAAGCTGTTCCGCCGTCCATACCGGCGTGTTACCGACAACCGCCGCCGGTTCTGGCAGGGGGTGCCGCTTATTGATGTGGCTACCTGTGTATTTCGCAATACCTAGCATTCGTTCGGCGGCTCGCAAATCGTAAAAATGTGGAGCGCCCTTGAGGGACTTATCCTTTTTCATGGCTTCCTTCCTATAGATTCAACCGTTCAAAGTTTAACACTTTGAACGGTTGAAGTCAATTATTTCAGATGCGGTAGGTTCACTATGGCGTTCGATGCGGCCACATCCCAGAACGTAGCATCGTCCGCACCGATAACATACCCACCTCGTTCTTTATGCAGTACGCGCCGGGCTATCGCTGGCAGGTCAAACCCTAGTAGCGCATCGGCGAACCGTTCCTGTAGCTTATCGACGATACCGCCGTACATAGCTTGTTCTCTGGTTGAGTATACTTTTCTTTCCACAGTGCTACTTTCTTACCAAGGCTGATAGATTTCTTCGAGTTCATCGCGTGACACACAGAACCGTTCCAGTAGTTCATTTTCACAACGCTCAAAAGGTTCTGACTCGTCTGCACGGTCGCCGTTCTTGCCGTCTGTGAACCCCGCGTTATCGTCGATTCCTTCGTTACCGAAAACGTAACCTAATACGTCAAGTTCGTTTTCATCGTCAATCGTGCTAACACAGAGGTAAACATCGTAGTCATTCGATACCCGCCGCCAGTCAAGGGTTACCTTAGCCCCGGCGTTCAGGTATTGCCGAAGAACCGTCTTAGCGTCTTCCTGCTCCACACCTGCGTTGAACAACTGTTCGAAGTAGTAAGTCTCTTTCATCATCTTTCCTTTGCGTGTCCCGAAGCCTTGTTGCTTCGATATTTCAAGAATACACACTTTGAACCGTTGAAGCAAATCGCCCGCCCGGTGTTTTACGTCTCAAACGCTAGAAGGCTCTCTAAGCTACGAATTTCCACCCACCCTAACAACTACCCACCTAAACTGTAAAAACAGCTTAGCGGGCGTTCTGTGGCTCCCTAGAGTAGATTCTGTCCTTCTACCCCTGCACGCGTGCGGGCTATCCACCCGTCCACCCCGGCGCGGCCATAAGCTACGAACACCTGAGTACCTAGCTTAGCCGCCCGTGAGTGCCATAGCTCTTGCGCTTTCGAGAGTCTACCCTTCTCAGTTTTCAACTCTACTAGCCACATTCCCCCGCCGGGGGTCATCACCATTCGGTCAGGTACCCCTCGCTCACTCGGTAGGAACTTGACTGCCTTCCACCCTTCACGGCGGCACGCGCGTAAGAAATACGCTTCTAAGTCTGCTTCTCTCATACCCCTATGGTACCACTACCGCCACAACACCACACCGCAAGCCCTAAACCGCCCGCTAACGGGAAAACACCACCCGGCGGGCATAATCACCCGCAACGCCAAAACAAACCGCTTAGAAAGCCGTCTAGCCATCAACGCCACATCGCGCCGGGGTAGGGCGTGGCCCAAAGGTACCAACTGGACCCGTCCATAAGATTTTCCCGAAAACCCTTGACAAGTCCAAAACCTCTATGTTATCGCGCGCACGCGTTCCTTAACTTAATAAGTTATATAGTTATATACTCTCCATCTTCTGAACTTATAACCCGCGCGCGTACACCCGCGCATGCGCCCGCGCGTGTTCCTATACTTAATAAGTTATATAGTTATATACTCTATTCAATTTTCAACTATTCAATTTTTAAGAAGTTGAAAAGAAGCTGAAATTCTATATAGAGAGAGAGTTTAGGCTGATTTAGGCTGTGACTAGGGGTTTTACCCATTTTCAACGATTCAATTTTGAGGGAACTAAAGGGCAAATGCACTAAACTACACTACTGAACGCATCTAGAGAGGCAAACGCACTAAAATGCATCAAATGACAACATCAACCCTATCATTTAGAGCATTTGCCTCTCTAACCCTATCGTTTGATGCGATTTGATGCATTTGGCGCTTAGTTCCCTCAAAATTTAATCGTTGAAAACCGGTAAAACTCCTAGTCAACGCCCAAATCAGCCTAATTACGCGTTTTATAGAGTTTAGGAACTAGTTTCTAGAAATCTAAAATCTAGACTTTTGAAAATCGACCCCTCAAAATCATCACCTCAAACACCTTGCGCAAAGCGCATCCCCGGCGCGCAAAATGACGTTCCAAACTACCCACCACGCAAACTTAGGGGACTTCTTCTTTCGCGCCGGTTCCTGTTTCTCTCCATAATTACCCTCTCTATAACCTATGAGCTTCATCACATAAGCCCTCTACAGACCAAATCAACGCTTCAAATGTGGTATGCTTGAAATACAGCTAAAACCCACGATAAAGGAGCTTCATTATGAAGACCGAATCAACTTTGCGCCCGCATGAGCGTGATAACGACCTGCACCTTACTCTAGGGCTGTATCAGCTACGTGTTCTTGAGACGGCGCTACCGTATGCTCGTTCGCTCTCTTACCAAATTCCCGCGTTGCTTTCGGAAATTGGTGAGTTGCAGGGTGTGCTTGCTAAAGAGGTGCGAGATGGTAACCGACGCCCCAACTACCCGGCGCGTAAAGCAGAACTTGGGGACGTTGCGTACTTGACCGCTCTGATGCTCAACGATTTAGGCGTTCGACGTATCACCCCCGCGAACACCCGGCTTGCGCAAGAGCGTATGAAGGGCGACGCGCTAGACGTTGTGCAGACTCCATTCGTAGGGGCATTCGTGTTCTCTCAAGTGGGGGCGGATACGCTAAAGGTTCTCGACGCACCGCGTGAAGAATCAACACCCGCTTTACGTAACTACGCTAACCGTCTAGCGCGGTTGTGGGAATGCCTACCGTACCTCGCTGAACGTCTGCTTGCAGGGGCGGAAGAGTACGACTCCCGGCGCGCGGCGGTGTTCTCATTCAAGACGAAAGAGAAAATGGCGCAAGAACGCGCGGCTCTGCGAGAGGATATTTTTCAAGACGTTCTCAATGCTAATGTTCTCAAGCTGGCAGACCGCAAGAAGCGCGGCAAAATCAAGGGTAGCGGGGATAATAGGTAATGACGACGAATGATAACCACCACGGGGAAAACGTAGCCAAAGAAGCCGCCGAGTATCTCGAAGAGTACAACCGGCTCGGCGAAGAGCAAGCACGTAACAACCTCTTGCCAGAACCGCTACCTGCAAGCCAGCACCATAACCGCGACCACTACGTTACCCCCGGCTCGGTAGGAACGAAAGAGCGCCGTCGGTTCTCACTAGGTATGGTTGCCACTATGATTATCACGTGCATGTTCCTAGCGTTAGCTCTACTAGCTACATCGCTACCTACGTTCCTCAAGATGTTGTTGTGTGCGCCTATCGCTTTTATGGCTGGCGCGTGCATCACCCACGCTATCGGTGGACGTTATACCGATAGCGACGACTAGAATATAAGAAGGTACACCCTTATGAAGAAGAAACTCTTTGCCTCTCTCGCTACTGTTGCGGTAGCATTCTCAACCCTTGCGCCTCTGGTTCCAGCAGATGCGGCGCCTAGACAGCCGCTTTCTCATTCTCAGTGTACCCGCTTGCGTGGTGTTCAGCCGTGGGTACCGGGCTATCTGAATACTAAGTATTGCAGTGGGCTTCGCGGTCAAGCGTATTGTCGATTCCGGGGTACACTATATTGCGAGTAGCCACCCCATAACCTAAGCTAACCCGGCGCGGTCTTATCCTCCATCGCGCCTGGTACCAACCCAAAGAGAGAAAGAAACCCATGAAGAAAATACACGCGCTCTCACCGCGTAAAGACGTGGAAGAGCTTGTGAAAGACATACATGACTTTCTTCGCTATCGTCTAGCCGAAGGTACCGCCGTTACCGTGTGCACGGTCAACTATGAAGCAACCGGCGCGGTAACGAACCTCTCCATCAATAAAGCGTATGATGCGAGCGTATCCCATGAAGCAGAGCAGGGCGGGGTACTCCGCGTTCGCTACAATGTAGACAACCTGAAACTTCACGTTATGGTTCGCTCGGAACCTCAAGTGTACGAACTGTCTAAGATGTGGCGCAAGTACGAACAGCGTTCTTATCTGGCACTGGAAGACCGGCGCGCCATCGACATGGCTACCGCTAAGAACACAGAGGTGCAGGTATCGGACGTTCTGATACCGGCGTACTATACGAACATGGTAATCCCCAAAGCAGACGTTCGTACCGTGCTAACGAACGTGTTCATCGCTCATGTGTGGAACCACCTTGTGACTCTCATGAATCCGCATATTAGCGGTACGTACTCGAACACCCCGGCGGGAGATGCGGTTATCAAGTTGGCAAAGATGAACCGTGTAGCCACCACCGGCCTACCCCGCACACCGCATGTCTTACGTTCAATGAATATGCGTAAGCTCTCGGATGTGTTGGAAGCTGTCACTGCTTACCTCAAGGAGCAGGGTTGTTACACCACATCTCGACAGGTCAATAGCGCCTATGGTTTTAGCGGTGATGCGAAATGATACCTGATAAGTTGAATAAGACATTGCATGTTATCACGTGGGCATTCTTCGTATCCGTCGTTGCCCTACTCGCTGGTATATTTCTCTTGTTGATACCGATTGAAGTACTAAGTCTTCATTGGGCTAAAGGCTTTGAGATATTCTATTTCCGCGTATTCGCCGTGATAGCGAGCGTGACTTTACCCGCCGTGGTAGTACATTTCATTCTTTGGGATTTAGGAAAGACTAGGGAGAAAAACACTAATGCCTAACGCACCGCTAGAATACGCAACTATCTTGAATGAACTACTCAACCCGTATGCTTCACGGCAACGGCAACCATCGGGGCGATACGCGATTGAGCGCTACCCCTCGTTGCTCTCGCTGTTGGATGATGCAACGAACAGCGGCGGTAGCACCGGCGCGTCTGCATCTATGGCAAGTGTACCGCTCTCGATGGATGTGGTAGACCTCAAAGAGGAATACGGTATCAAGGATAGTGAGTACTACCGCTCTAAGATTCTCGGTAAGCTGGCAACGGATACCTACACCGAAGGCGACCTGCAACAGTGGGTAGACCTGCATGAGGCGATTAGTAATCTGTTCTACCCGCCGGTGAAGGAGTTTAGCTCAGATGCTTTGGTGTGCAGTAACTGTGGGTCTTCACCGTTGAAGGGGGTCAAGGAACCCGACTTCTTGGTGTGGTGCCCGGCGTGCCATCAAACCTGGACTATGGAAGACTACGAAGCTGAGGTAATATCACAGCTGACAGACCCCCTCCCATAGTTGCATCTATACTTATATAGTGTTATACTATATGTCGCACGCTATTAGTGTATCTATCTACAGTCAGTTTGTTATCTAGACAATGTAGATTTTTAGTCATTGAGAGGCTAGGGAGTAGATACCCTAGCCTTTCGCTTTACCCTGTGCACCCCTGGCGGGTAGCACACCCCCTACCCCTACCTACCCCATACCATATAGGACTACCCATGCCAGCTACACCGGGCCAAGGTACACGCCGCTACATGAAGTTGCGTGCGATATTCCTTGATGAATGCAAAGAAGCTAACGCGCCTTGTTGGTTATGTGGTCAGCCTATCGACTATCGGATACCGCACAATGACCCTGTGACTGGCGCGGTCAATCGTGAAGCGTTCGAGTTAGACCATGCTTACCCCAGGTCTACTCACCCCGAGCTTGCCGAAGACCCGTCGAACTTTCGTCCGTCTCATCGAGCGTGCAACCTCAAGCGCTCGGATGGTAAAGGCGACTTGCCAATGGGTTCTGTTTCGTCTCGGTTCCTTATTACACCGGATGAATCTTATACTTATGAGTTCAACTAAGGTAGTTATTCTTAGTATTTCAGAATTATTACTATTTTTATCCCGGCGTGAGTTGGGATATTTCTGAGTAATTCAGAATAAATAGTAGAACATGATTACTAGGTTGTACCGGGTATTTTGTGGGTTTCACCCGGTATAACCTGGTTAGTTACCAAAGGGTAGTAACCCGGTATTGCAGGGGAGTAAGGGGTATGGGGGTAAAAATCACGGTGCGAACATATGTTTGGCTCGTTCCGGGGCGCACCCCGTATCTCCCCCCGGCAAACATCTAACCCCTTCGTAATTTTTAGTTACTCGTATTAACCGCAGAAAACGCGCCCCGGCGCGAAATGGAGCCGAAAAATGACCGAAAATAACGCTTTGATATACGGCGAGATGGAGACTGCCGTTCGAGACGCTATTGAAAAAGCCGATTGGCTTACGGCGGCGGACGGTGCGGCTACTAAGATGCTGATAAACCTAGCAGGGCAGTACGATAATCTCGAAGAAGACTATGTAGACGGAAATGTTACCCGTCCTGAACAAATCAAGGCACAGTACACGGTGAATGTGCATATCGTGCAGTTGATGAAACAGCTCGGGCTAACACCTGAGTCACGTCAAGGCGTGCCAGAGCAGAAAGTACAACCGAAAGAGACGGATTCAGAACGTCGTATGCGTGAACGCCGCGAACGCCGCCGCGCCCGTAACGGTGCAGAGCATAAGCGAGTGTAATTATGCGGGACGAAAACGGTAAACTCTACGGTGATACCGCGCCCCGCATCTTCACACCGCCGCTTCGAGAGCTAACACCTGAAACTTCGCTAGGTTTTGAAGCGATTGAGACGGCAAAAGAAGATTTAGGCCGTAAACTGCACCCCTGGCAGGAATGGTGGCTTATCCATTCGCTAGAATTAGCGCCCGGCTCGTACACATCGGATGAATACCCGGTGTTGCGGTTCGAGACGGTCATTCTTCTTGTGGCACGCCAAAACGGAAAGTCGTTCATCGCCTCTACCCGCCTTCTTTGGCGGATGCTTATGTGGGATGGGCCAGAAATAGACCCGTTATTGGTTCTCGGTACCGCTCATAAGTTAGCGGCGGCGGAAGAGATACAGGCGCAAGCACATAACGCCTTGAAAGCGTCCCCGGCAAGCGACCAAATAGCGAAAATGACCGGTACGAACGGCTCTAAATCGCTTGAATTGGTGAATGGTTCGCGCTATCGCTGTGATGCGGCATCGGATGACGGCGGGCGTTCCTTCTCGGTGACAGACTTGTTCTTTGACGAATTGCGTCAGCAACAGGAATGGTCTCCCTGGATGGCGCTCACAAATACGACGAATGCTAAGTTTTCGTCTCAGGTTATCGCCGTCTCGAACGCGGGGGAGTCAAAATCCGTTGTTCTCAACAGTTTGCAGGATAAAGCGCGTGCAGAGGCCCGCGAATTGCAAGCATTTATTGACAACGGCGGCGACCCGGAAGAATGGGCGAAAGACCATGAGGTTTCGCTAGGGCTTTTCGAGTATTCCGCCCCGGAAGACGCGAATATCCACGATAGGGACGCATGGGCCGCCGCGAATCCCTCGCTAGGCTACCCCTTCGGGCCAACGGAGAAGAAACTAGCGGCAAGCGCCGCGCTCGTCGGTAATTCCAGCGAAGACGGCGTGCCAGAACATAAATTCCGTGCAGAGGTGCTATGCCAGCGCGTTGCAGTCGCCAAAGAAGGGCCATTCAAGTCGAAAGACCTTGAAGCGTGCCTATCCCCGGAAAGTGAGATTGACTCAGAAAGCCCTATCGTGGTGGGAGTCGATACCTCAGCAGACGGCAAAATGAGTTATGTAGCCGTTGCAGGTTTCACAGCAGACGGTACCCCACAGGTTGAGGTACTGACTAAGCGCCCGTTCATGGACTGGATACCGGATTTCCTAAGAACCGGATTGAACTTTACGCCGCGCGATATTGTGTTGCAGGGCAAAGGCTCTCCCATTTCGTCTTATCGAGACTCCCTAGATAGGCAGGGCGTGCGCTTTACTCCGTGTGAAGGCTCGAACCTCCCCGCCGCGTGCGTTCAGTTTGCGGAACGGGTAGAACAGCATAAAATCTGTTGGCGCGACCAGCCTGTGCTTACCCGCCCTCTCCAAGAGGCGGTCAAAAAACATTACGGCGACGTGTGGTCTTGGAACCGCGACAAGTCGCCTATCGACATTGCACCTCTATGCGCGGCGACGTTCGCGTTATGGGGGCTGTTGCGTTTACCAGATGAAGACGAATCTAAATCTGTCTATGCGGATGAAGATTATAACGAATGGTGGAAGTAGTTAGAAGGTGAAATATGCCTAACGCCGGTGATGTTATAGCGCGCGCGCTCGCAGGTGGTTTATCGCGCGCGGTAACTACGTTTATGGGACGTGAGGTTGTCGTTACCTCCCCCGGCGTGGGTATCGAATCAGAGCCTCTTAACCTCACACCAGAGCAGATGTGGCGTACACAGCCGCATTTGCGTACTGTTGTCGATTTTCTCGCTCGAAATATCGCACATCTCGGTCTGCATGTGTTTGATACATCGACGGATGACCGTGTACGTGACCGTAAATCGGTGCTTGCGGCGTTGATGTCACAACCTAACATGCACATGACTACCTTCGAGTTGATTTATGACTTGGTGGGTAACCTGGCACTGCATAACCGCGCATATTGGTTCGTTTATGAATCAGCTGAAACGCCGTCGGGATGGGCTATTCAACCGTTCCCTGCTTCATGGGTGAAAACCTCATACGGTACCTACTGGGAGCCTACACAATACGTCGTTTCTCCACCTGATTCACCCGATAAAGCGGTGAAGTTCAAACCTGAGAACGTGCTTGCGTTTGAGGGCTGGAACCCGTTACCTAGCAAAGAAGCCTCTGCTGTTGAGACATTGCGGCTTACGCTCGAAGAGCAGTACCACGCCCGCAAACATCGTACTCAGGTGTGGCGACGTGCAGGGCGTGTGGGTGGATATATCACCCGACCCGTGGATGCGCCCCGGTGGACGAATCAAGACCGCCGCCGGTTCCTCAAGATGTTCGAGGAATTTACGCGTGCAGGGTCTAAAACCGGTGGCACGCCTATCTTTGAAGAGGGTATGCGCCTTGAAACGTCTGAGTTCAACTCTGCAAATGCTGAATGGGCAGAGTCGGTAAAGCTCTCATTGGTGACTGTCGCACAGGTTTTCCAAGTAAACCCGGTGATGGTGGGTGTTCTTGATAATGCGAACTACTCGAACGCGAAAGAGTTCAGTAAGTCGTTGTATACGAACACCCTAGGCCCGCAAATCCGCATGATTGAGCAACGTCTGAACACGTTCCTCATTCCCATGCTTGGGTTAGACCCGGCGGAACACCTCTTAGAGTTCAATATCGAAGAGAAATTACGCGGCTCGTTTGAAGAGCAAGCCGCCGTAGCCTCCGCCGCCGTTGGCGCACCCTACATGACACGTAATGAGATACGACGCATGAACAACCTCCCCGCGATTGACGGCGGGGATGACCTGATTATGCCTTTGAACCTCGCTACCGAAAATGTTTCACGTGAAACAGACGGCGGCAACGACGAATCAGAGAATGTTTCACGTGAAACATTGGAAAACGACATACCAGAGGCGGCTAAGTCGATTATCGACGCTCACGGCGACCGCGCCCGGCGTGTTATCGCGGCAAAAGGCGATAAACCAGAGGTTCGAGAGCGCTTATCCCGCGAATTAGCGCAAGATTTGGCGGATTTCCCCAAATTGGCGGAAAAAGCGACTGATTTATCGACAACCGCCGCCGGTTTGAGTGAGAAAGTAGTAGAAAGTGGTGATGTTTCACGTGAAACATAAATCCCTTGTGGTGGACGTGAGCACCACCACCGAAACAGGCGTTTTCACCGGCTATGCATCGGTATTCAACAACGTTGATTTAGCGAATGATGTTGTGGTACCCGGCGCGTTTGCCGAAACTTTACGGTCATATGGCCCAAACGGTGAAAACATTCCCTGCTACTGGAACCACCAGTTAGACGACCCGCGAATGTGCATCGGGTGGACGTTAGAAGCGCGGGAAGATGAACACGGGCTGTTCGTTCGAGTTCAGCTAGACCTCGATTCGGAGGTTGGCGCGAAAGCGTACCGCATGTTACAGCGCGGCCTAGTTCGACAGATGTCAATAACCTACATCGTTGAGCAGGAAACGCCGGGCGATGAAGGCGGCGTGTGGTACCTACAGAAATTGAAACTTTTTGAAGTCTCTGTTGTCCCTGTTGCGGCCAACCAGGAAGCAGAGATTTTGGACGTGAAGGCAGACCGCCCTAAGCGGGAGCGCCCCTCGAACGATACAGAGGAAAACGGAGAGAAGCCTCTAGATAGCGAAGGCAGTAGCGAAGAGGAACCTCAACCGGTCAATTCGGAGGATGAAGAAATTCACAACGAAGAGGAACCGGAGCCGGTCAATTCGCGTGTTCTCGCACTAGCTACTGAGGTTGAACTGACCAATATTCGACTATCCATTATGGAGGTAATCTCGTGAATCTGACTGAACAGCGAGACGAAATTATGAGCAAGACCGGCGCGCTTATTGAGAAGGTGCGCAAGGGTGAAGTGCTGACTGAAGAAGAGAAGTCCGAAATGGATACCCTCAAGACTCAGGCGGCTGAGCTTTCCGACCGCTTCAAGCGAGCGGAAGAAGCAGAGGCGCTTATGAAGTCCCTCGGTTCCCGCGAAGTCGCTGTACGCGAAGAGGAACCTGCACAGGCTCGCTCTCTCGGTGAGTATTTCGTACAGGGCGCTAAGAGCGCTGGCATTACCCGCCGCTTCAAGGCTGGCAACCGTGTAGACCCGTTCGACCTGCCCGAATACACCGGCTCGAAGGCCGCAGGTGACGTTATCAAGCTGGATAACCTGCAGGCTACCGCCGGGCATCTCATTACCCCCGATATTGACCGCAATATCGTTACCGCCTACACCCAGCGCCCTACCATTGCCGCGTGGCTCGGTGAAGGCACCATCGCATCGAACGCTATTGTTTACTTCGTTGAAAAGGTTTGGGATAAGAGCACTAACGGTGATTTCGCTACCGTTGCTGAGGGTGCAGACAAGCCCGGCATGACCCCGCCCGGTTACACTGAGGTTACCGAAAACCTCAAGAAGATTGCGGGCTGGATTAAGCTCTCTATGGAGATGGCGGAAGATGCTTCCTTCTTGGTCTCTGAGATTAATAACCGTCTGCTCTTGCAGTTGCTTATTTCTGAGGAACAGCAGTTGCTTTCCGGTGACGGCGCAGGAACCAACATCAAGGGCATTCTGAACCGTGAAGGGTTGCAGGTCAAGACCTCTGCTAACGCCGCTGGTAACCTGGATGCCGTGTATGAGGCCCTGAACAGCGTCTACACTAAGACCGGCTTGCGCGCAGACGGCATTGTTATCAACCCCGCCGATTATGAAAAGTTCCGCCTGTTGAAGGACGGTAACGGACAGTACATCGCGGGCGGTCCCTTCCAGGGACAGTATGGCGTTGGCGGCGTTCTGCAAGACCCGCCGCTGTGGGGTCTGAACACTATTCAGACCACCGCTATTGCCGCCGGTACTGTGCTTATCGGTGCAGGTAAGGCCGCCGCAACCGTATACCGCAAGGGTGGTATTCGTGTTGAAACTTCTAACGCAGATGGTAACGACTTCACCAAGAACCAGTTCACCATTCTTGCAGAGGAACGTCTCGCGCTTGCGGTTCGCCGCCCGGATGCTTTCGTGAAGCTGACTCTAGGGAGCTAAGCTGTGAAACACTACAAGGTTGAGCACCACGGCCTTGAGTACCACGTTCAGCTTCACCCCGACACAGCAGAGAATATCGGGGCGGAACCTGTGGTAAAAGACAAGGCACCAAACCAAAAGAAGAAAGTTTCACGTGGAACACGTAAGAATGTTTCACGTGAAACACCCTCAGAACCGGATACCCCCGGCTCGGAGGTTGAGACTGAGGAATAACGTTGAACTACCCACCCATTCCAGCATCTACTAACGTGGATGAAGCGATTACGTCCATGATTCGCGCTTATTGCGGTTGGCACGTTGCACCTGAGGTGAACGAAGCACGCAAGTTCGACTATGACGGTTCGGGGAGGCTTTTCATACCGACTCTGAACCTGGTTGAGGTGCAGCGCGTTTCTGTGGATGGGAAAGACCTATACGACTGGACTTTTTCGCAGGATGGGTGGGTAACGTTCAACCCTTCATACACTCCCCCGGCGGGCGACCGCTCGGTTACTATCGAGTTCAAACACGGGTTTCCGCAAGCACCTGAACTTTCGTTTGTGCTTGAACGTGTGAAGGCTCGTTTAGCCGCGCTACCCGCCGCGCCGTTGGCGTATCAACGTGCAGGTACGCAGTCTGTAGGGTATGCAACGAAGAACGGTAGCATTTTGGGCTTCTCGCTCTCGGATAGCGAGAAGGAAGCCTTGAGTCACTACCGTTTGAAGGAGCAACCACTATGAAGTCTGTAGTTTTCTCCGGTTCTGCACAGCCCGCGCCGTCCGTGGTGTACCACAAGGCGAAAACGGGCGAAACAGACCGCTACGGCAAACCGACCCGCGCATGGCGCGAACCGGTGCAGGTTGAAGACTTTATCCTGGATGTCCCTTCCACTGAGTTGTCGCAAGATGGCATTACGGTTCGCCCTAATGCAGACGTGACTTTATACCTCCCACCGTCTTATGCGGTGGCTACGGAGGACAAATTTACGATTACGCACCCCCGGCTCGGTATTGGGGTTGAATGTGTTCCTGAGGGCGTTGGTTGGGGCATCACTAACGCCTTCACCGGTGACGCATTCCGTACGGAGGTCAAGCTAAAGGTTCGCCGTGGCTAAGGACACACTATGAAAATCAAATTTAATAAAGAAGCCTTACGCCAGTTGCGCGAGTCCCCCGCTGTACGCGCTAACCTCGAAGCCCGCGCCCAAAAGATAGCAGATGCGTCTTCACAGGGCGGGCGTGTGAAGGGGTACATCGTTACCGACCTGGTACTAGAAAAGCCCCGTGGTGCGGTCTCTGTTATGGCGACCGGCCATGCCGCCTATGATAATCGTAAGCGGCAAACGCTGTTGAAGAATATCAGAAAGGGCGCGTAATGGATTTCCAAGACCCTACCGTTACCGCGCGTAGCTACTTGGTGAAGCACACCGGCGCGCCTGTGTTCCTTGATGAACCCGATTCAGATTCTTACGACTACCGTAAGCCTTGCATCATTATCAAGGATGTTGGTTCGCGGGTGCTGTATCAAGGCTCTTTTCTAGATGCGACCCTGCATTTCGACGTTCGAGCGGATACCCGCGAAAACGCAGAGACGTTAGCCCGTCAAGTGTTCTCGATTATGCGTGAGTGGCACGGGCGCGATACCTCAGTTGTTCCTCAAGATAACAACGATTTCCCTAAATGGAGTCCCGAAGCCGACCGTAGGATTCCAGCTTACGAATTTACTTACCGGGCGTGGTTTCGCCCGTCCACACAAAATAGTTAGGAGTGCCTAGCATGGCAGATTCTCTTTCGGGTGTTGCCGCGATTCTCACCGGTAAACCACTCAAGGCAACCGGCGGGGTTACCCGTGCACCCATCGGTACACCGCTTCCCACGGATGCGACTACTAAGCTGAATGCGGCTTTTGTTCCGCAAGGCTTCATTTCGGAAGACGGCGTAACCCGTACTACTGACGCATCAGATGACAAGATTAAGGCTTGGGGCGGTCAGGTTGTGAAGGTTGTCCGTTCTGACTTCTCTGTTAGCTACAAATTTAGCTACATGGAGTCTGCATCGGCTACCACCCTCAAGTCTATTGTAGGTGAAGAGAACGTTACCATCACTGAACCTGAGGCGGGTAAGCATAACGGTAAGGTAGCGGTGAAAATCAACGCTAAGCCCGCGCCGCGTGCTTCTTACACCCTGGAGATGCTGGATGAAAACACCTTCATTCGTGAAGTTATTCCCATCGGTCAGATTTCAGTTTCTGGTGATGTGAAGTTCACCCACTCTAGCGTTATTAGCTACGAAGTGACTATCGAAGCGCTTCCTGATAATTCGGATAACAACGCTTATGAGTATCAAGACACGGTTTTGCCTGAAAAATTGGCAGAAACTAAACAGGCTTTAGGCGTTTAATAGCGTCTGAACCAGAATCCCCCCGGCGCGTTTCGGCTCTCGCGCCGGGTGGGTATTCCCTCTACAGAGCCGATAACCATAACGAAGAAAAGGAGCCGAACAATGGCGAAGAAAGCTAAGAAGACTTTTACCCGTAAATCTGAGAAGCGCTACGAAATGGTAAGGTTCGAGACACCGATTTACGAAGAAGAATTTACATTCCCCGCCGTTAAACACATGAGTCAGAAACTGGCAATGGCGCTAGATGCAGGGCAGTTCAAAGTGTTCTACGAATGGCTTCGTAACGCGGGCGTGTCCGAAGAAGAGATTGACGCTTTCGCCGCCTTGGATGGTGAAGAAACGCGTGAATTTATTGACGCTTGGAGCGACGGGCAGTTGGCTACACTCCCAAAATCATAGCCACAGTTGAGCTATATAACCAGCACACAGAGGCGGTTATAGCTGAGCTGGCACCGGCTGGTATCCAATGGCACAACATCGGCGAGACGCATACGTGGGATGAAGTAATTTCGGTTCTCACGTGTGCGCCGCCTTGGGGGCCTATCCAACGCGCTATGAATCCGAAAACCTGGATTTGGGGTGTTCCTGGATACGACGAATTAGTTACCATCGTTGAGCTTTTAGCCACAGGCAATGTACAACGCGGAAACATGTCAGGTGCTAAGCGCTCTGACTTCCCGCAACGAATCCGCCGCCCGTATGATGAACGGGATGTAGTGGAAAAGAAGACCGTAGGTAAGGCAGAGGATGCACGTGTTGCGGCGGCAATTGTCAATGAGCATACCGGCGTGGATTTCGCATCGGTATTGACTCGATAATCTAGAGAGGGTGTATTGTGGGTGCTACCGTTGAACTAGCTACCGCCTATATCACGCTTGCGGCGGAAACGCGCGGGCTATCGAAACAGATAGCCTCTGAGTTGCGAGCTAGTGAACGGTACGCGTCCACCACCGGGCGTAATATCGGCGATAATATTCGACAGGGTATCGCATCGCGTAAACCTGAGGCGGATATTACCGGGCTACATGAGAAGGTAGAGGCTTCTCAAAAGAAACTAGCCGCCGTAACAGATAAGGCATCGCGCGACCGCGCCGCCGCCGCCCGGCGTGTTGAGATAGCAGAGGCGCGTCTCTTTGAGGTCAAACAGAAAGACAACGCGACTGAATCTCAGGTACTAGCCGCACAAGACCGTCTGACTACGGCGCGCGCTAGGTACACTGAGGTTTCCCGCCGGGGCGTTTCGCAGATTATTGCGCATAACGAAGCGCTCAAATCTGCACAGGCGAACCTCAACGCGGCAACGCAGAGCGCCAATAGCGCCCTGTTCGCCCCAGCGAATAACGCCGTCTCAACTGTTCGCCGTATGGTGGCTGAGACAGGCAACGCGGGCGGGGTATTTACCCGATTCGGTAACCTCGCTCGAAGTGCATATGATGGTGTCGCCACCGGCGCGTCTCGAACAGCGAGCGTAACCCGTAGCGCTTTTAGCGGTGTAGGGGATGTTGCGTCTAGCCTGTTCCGTGGACGTTTCTCAGAGGCGTTTAGCACGGTAGCTAGTGGTGCTAAAAATACCGCGTCCTCTATGGCGGGGTCTTTTAGCTCTGGCGCTTCTCGTATCTGGCATTCACTCACCGGCGCGTTCCGTGGTACTTCGGATACAGCAGGTGCAGAGGGCGCGGCGGCTTCTAGTCGTTTTTCCGGTGGATTCCGTGGCATTCGAGAGCGAATCTCGAACCACTTTCAAGGCGCGTTTTCGGGGGCTACCCGTGGCGCGGAAGAAGCCGGGCGCGAATCAGGTACCCGTTTCAGTGGCGCATTCAAGGCCGCTATCACCGGCGCGCTTGCGTATGTTGGCGTTCAACAGATAGCAGGGCTATATAAGAACTTCGTGCAGGAAGCGGGCGACCTTGAGCAGTCTGTTGGCGCTGTAGATGCGGTCTTCAAAGAATCCGCTGCTCAGATGCACCAATGGGCCGCTACGGCTTCAACGTCTGTAGGTATATCGAAGAATGAGTATAACCAGTTTGCAAGCGTTCTCGGGTCTATGCTCAAAAACGCCGGTACACCTATGGAACAGCTCGGCGACAAGACTAATAAGCTGATTACTTTAGGCGCTGACTTAGCGTCTATGTATGGTGGTACCACGGCAGATGCGATTGAAGCGATTTCCGCCGCTCTTCGCGGTGAAATGGACCCGATTGAGCGCTATGGTATTTCACTCAACGACGCTATGCTTACGCAGGAAGGCTTACGTCTTGGTATTCAGAAAACCGGCGGGTCTTTCGACACTCAGCAGAAACAGCTAATCGTTCAATCCCTGCTGTTCAAACAGTCAGCCGACGCCCAGGGAAACTTCTACCGTGAGCAGGATACCTACCAGCACAAGACACAGGTTCTTGCGGCGCAATGGAAAGACCTTTCTGCTCAAATTGGTGAACGGTTTCTGCCAGCGGCGGGTATGGTTGCGGAATGGCTCTCTACGCAGGGGCTTCCGCTCTTCGATTCATTCGCAACAGGGGTGGCAAATGTCATTGACTACCTACGTGAAACTAGCGGATTATGGGGCCCATTTGCTATAGGTATTGGTGTTGCCGCCGCCGCATTCGGTTTGTGGCAGGTCGGGCTTGCGGCGTGGAATGGTGTAGCCGCCGCTACGGCACTGATAACCGGTACTCTAGAAGGTACATTCTGGGGTCTAACCGCCGCTGAATGGGCGGCTATTGCCCCGATTGCGGCGGTAGTTGCAGGTATCGCGCTTTTGGTAGCCGGGTTTATTCTCGCTTACCAAAACATAGGGTGGTTCAAAGACTTTGTCGATACGGCGTTTCAGAACCTCCAGGTTGTCGCCGGTATCGTCTGGCAAGCTATCTTAGACGCAGTAAACGCCTTCGTTACATGGTGGCAGACATACGCTCAACCCATCATAGACCAAGGTATACAGGCTATACAGTTTGGCATGATGTGGCTGTGGCAAAACGTCATGATACCTGCATGGCAAGGTATCCAGACGGTCATACAGTGGGCGTGGGAGAATATTATCCAGCCCATATTCACTGCCATAAATGATGTGGTTACGCATCTGCTCGCACCTGTCTTTATGTGGCTGTGGCAGACGATTATCACGCCGGTCTGGCAGGGTATCGTGAACGTCGTTACGTGGGCGTGGACTACTATTCTACAGCCCATGTTCCAAGGCATTTGGGCGTTCATCACTGATATTCTCGCACCGGTCTTTGTGTGGCTGTGGCAGAATATTATAACCCCGGCGTGGCAAGGCATTAGCACGGTTATAGGCTTCGTCTGGAATAACATCGTTAAACCGATATTCGACGCTATCGTTTGGGTGTTGCAGAACATCGTAGGCCCTGTGTTTACGTGGCTCTGGAACGAGATTGTTAGCCCGGCGTTCAACGGTATTCGTATTGTAATTGAGATTGCGTGGAACATTATTCGCGTTATCTTTGACGCTATCTACCACGTCCTAAAAGATGTGCTAGGCCCCGCGTTCTCGTGGCTGTGGGAGAACATCGTCAATCCGGTCTTCAACTGGATTGGCGACCACATCGGCAAAACAATGGGGTGGATAAAGGATAACGTTCTAGACCCACTCGGTCATTGGTTGCAGAACGACTTTGCGAATGCTTGGAGCAAGACCGTTGAGATAATCGGTCAAGCGTGGGATACCCTCAAGAAAGTTGTCGGTACACCCGTCAAGTGGGTTGTGGACACTGTTATCAACGGTGCGTTGATTGATGGGTATAACAAGTTAAACGACGTATGGTCGGGTGCGGATATTCCCCGTATCGACACGGGCGGCATTCCATCGTTCGACGTTGGCGGTTACACCGGCCCCGGCGGGAAATACACCCCGGCGGGTATCGTCCACGCGGACGAATTTGTTATCCGTAAAGAGTCACGCGCTCGGTTTGAGCGTGAGAACCCCGGCGTGTTGGATTACCTCAACAAGCATGGTAAGATTCCTGGATTCGCTAATGGTGGGCGCGTGCCGGGGTTTGCTGACGGCGGATGGGTACCGTCTGATAAGGTCAAGGACGCTATCAAGAGGCAAAATAGTTCTCTTGACGCGCGCGCCGGTAAAGCCGTTGATGACGCTGTGGACTGGGGCTTTGACCGCGTCAAAGACGCGATTCTTATCCCCGTGGATACAGCGGCTAACCTCGCTAAAGACAAGTTCAAAGGTAATGAGTTTGTCGTTGGTGCGGTTGGTCTTGCTCAAAAGTCTGCACACGATATAGCCGATTTTGCGAAAGAGAAGATTAAATCTTTCGTGCCTAAGTTCAACCCCGGTGCGGGTGTTGAGCAATGGCGGCCAACCGTTGAGCAAGCTCTCGGTATCGCCGGGCTACCGGTAACACCTGATTACGTTAATGCGTGGTTGTCTCAGATTCAATCTGAATCGGGTGGCGACCCCGGCGTGACTCAGAACGGTTACGTGGATATTAACACCATCACCGGCGACCTCGCACAGGGTCTTGTTCAGGTTATCGGCTCTACGTTCGCGGCTTACCGTGACCCGTCGTTGCCTAATGATAGGCGGCACCCGCTCGCTAACCTCGTTGCAGGTATGCGTTATGCGGCGGCGCGCTACGGGCGCGGCGGCATGCTGGGGGTTATCGGTCATGGGCATGGCTACGCAGACGGCGGTAGGGTTACCCCGGCGCTCTATGATAAGGGCGGGGTTATCCGTCGTGGTGTGCAGGTCATAGACCATCAGCGCAAAGACCCGGATTATGTTCTCACTACTAAACAGTGGGAGAACATGTACAAGATAGCTGAGAATACAAGTAAACAGGTAAACAGCGGCATCACCATTGGCACCGTCCAGGGCTACACGGCTGCGGAAGTAGCCCGTGAGATTGAGCGCCGCCGTAGGCAAGAAGAGGCACTAGTTTATGGCTAATAAAGCGCCTGTGGTTCGACTTATAGACCCTACAGATTCGGAAGAACCGGTTTACTTGTTATCGACAGGCCGAAGCGCTTTCACCCTTCTTGAGGGGGTGGAGGGCTTCGGCCTGCCAGAGTTCGAGTACAAACTAGCCGATAGTCCGAATGGTGTAGGCTCAGTTATGCAGGGGCAACGCGTGAAAGAGCGCGAAATTTACTTGCCCCTGCATATCCAGGGCAAAGACCAAGAAGAGGTTATGCGCCGCTGGGGGAGGTTACAGCGTATTACTAACCCCGGCATGGGTGGCTGTATTCTGGAAATAACACCTGAGAACCGCGCGCCCCGTACTATCCCCGTCCTTTATAAGGAGGGGTTGCAGGGCAACTTTGGGTCTTCATATCGCAAGATTTGGTACACAATGGGTTTGAAGTTACTCGCACTAAATCCGTATTGGTATGGGAGTACGCAGACGCTTGTGTGGAAAACTCAGACTAACTCGAAACCTTTTATTAGCGGCGGTGCACAAGTGAAGACACATAAGTTCTTCCCTGTTATCTTGGATGCTTCCGCCGTGGCAACGGGTAAGCGTATTCAAATCAACTCAGACCGCCCGGTTTATCCGGTATGGTCTATGACCGGGCCTATTACTGATTTGAAGATTCAGGATGCTACCGGTAGGCAGTTAGGTTTTTCGGGGCAAATCGCGCCGGGCGACACACTGACTATCGACACTGGGACTTACGGTTTATCCTACGTTCGCGGTGGCGTTATCCAAGCGTCGGATGATTCGCTCTATTCTAGGCTCGGTGATAACTCAGAGATGTTCACGCTACCGCCGGGCGAGTCTGCTATTCGAGTCACCGGCGCGGGTATGACCGCTCAATCACGTATCGAGTTGTCGTATACACCGCTGTATTTATCCGGCTATGAGGGGGCGTAATGCTTACTACCAACCTACGCGACCCTAATAAGAATGCGTCTCGGTTGATTCGGTTCACAAAGCTATCGGCTGTGTTTCGTCTCAACACACCTACCACGTTCACGGGTACGCTAGACCCATCGTCCACGCCGTTTTTTGACCGTATTGCGCCCGGCTGGGGTGTGATAGCTCGTGATGATGGTGTTCAGTTTGGTGGCGATATTACGAAGATTCACCGTAGGAACGATAAGGGTATTCCCACCTGGGAGCTAACCGGCGTGGGCGATTTGCAGGTTCTCGCAGACAGGCTAACTTACCCTAACCCGGCTAAACGTGAGAATGAGCAGGATGTTTCACATTACCGCGATAAGGGTCAAGCTGGGTTAGTCCTATATAAGCTCATAGAGCTAAACGCCGGTTCGCGGGCGCTACCTGAGAGGCGCGCCCTCGGTATGGAAACAAAGTTTATCAACGCCGGTAGTGAAGTTTCAGTAGAGACGCGGCTAAAGTCTTTACTGGAAACATGCCAGACTCTAGCGGCGGCGGGCAACATGGTTATCGAAGCCTACCCGCAATCGAAAGGGTATCTGATAGTCGTTCGCCCGCCTACCGTTCGCGCTAAGTCGGTTGTGTTCACTCAGCAAGGCGGCGAAGTTCTAGGGTGGGAGCTAACGAACAGCGCACCTACAGCGACTACTGTCGTTGTTGGCGGGCAGGGTGAAGGCGCGTCCCGAACCCTTGAGACGCGAACGCGCCCTAACGTTTGGGGTAGGCGTATTGAGGTCTTCAAAGACCGGCGCGATACCGACGAAACAGCAGACTTAGAGAAAGCCGCGAACGAAGAGCTAGACAAGGGCGAAGCTGAGCAAACGATAAAGCTAGAGTTTCGGGAAACTGAACGCCTCAAATTCGGCGTGAATTTCCAAATCGGGGATACTGTTACCGCAGTGTTAGCGCCCGGTCAGCAAGCCACCCTACCTGTTACACAAGCAAAGGTTGAATGGGACGGCTACCAAAACCGTTCGGTATCGCTAACTCTCGGTTCAGTAGACGATAACTTGCGTGATGTGCGAATGCGCAAGCTCTTCAACGACATTTCGCACATCTCAACGATTTAGGAGACAAAGCTATGGCAGGTGAAGCACAGGTTAGCTTTCCTAAGGTGAACGCGCCTTTGACCGCTGAGGAATGGGCATCTGTAACGCTCGGTATCGGCAACGGTACGCTGGATGAGGGTACGGGCAACTACCGCATTACCTTTGACGACGCGCTAGACCAATGTGTAGTCTCACCCCCGGCGGGTAGCGGTTACGCTCATGCTATCGTCGCTGGATTTTACCACCACCTCTACCAGCCGGTAAGGTTGCCGCTACCCCCAGTAACGCAGAAAACCACCTACATTGTAGCTCTGACGTTTGACCCTACAAAGGCAGATACTACCCCCGTCGCGCTTACCGTTCATAAGAACAACCTGGATAACACCGGCGGGAAAAAGCATGTGGTTCTGGTTGAGATAGACCGCCAGCCCTCGCAGGTTCTTTCACAGGCTACGAAACGTGGATACGCTCAACGTATCGCCCCTATGATTGATATGCAGGATTCGGCAACGCTACCCCCTGCTAATCAGCAGGTTTTCGGGTCAATGGCGTATGTGAACCGCGACCGTGCGCTTTACCGTGTTTCGCTCAACGGCGCGAACCAAGGCGCGGCGTGGTCTCACGTTCTAGGAACGAAAACCATCAAACCGCTAACTATGGGCGGTTGGGATATTTCTACGCAGTCCCCAAACCAGTACGGTATCAACGTAACCCCTACACCTGAGGGCTTCAAGGCTGAATGCTCGTTCAACTATATTCGGTCTGCATTCAGTTATAGCGTCGGCGGGTCTTGGAGCGTGTTAGGCACCTTCATTCCACCGGAGTTACGCACCGTCCAGTATGCGGAGTCCATGTTTCCAGTAGTGTACCTGGTGGGCGGAAGCATCCGACAACTTGTAGCCCGTGTATCGTTCTTTGACGGTACCCTGTCCCTCATAAACCCTTTTGGCGGAACCGTGGAAATGACACAGGGCGGGCAGCTGAACGTACCAGCTGTTATGTGGACGGCTAACAAACTCTATACAGTAGACGCATAGGAGACGCATTTATGGCGCTAACAGTGAAAAGCTCGCTACGGTGGGGGGATTTGACGGGAAACGTTCGCGCTGTTCCTGTAACCACCCCGGCGGGCGCAAAGGTTGAAGATGTATCGAAGCTCATTACGCGCGGCGTTTTTGAAGACCTTGTACTCAACGGTGCAGACGGCGGCCCGGTCAAGTACGCTCTGATTCCATACCTGTACGACCATGACGGCATATTGCGTCTGGACGGGCAGGTCTACGAAGCCACCGTGAAGCCCGGCGCGAATGAGACGGTATCGCTAGATGATTTACCTTATTTCTACAATGCACAGCGTAATAAGGTAACTACGGGGACATTCGCGCTCGCTTCTATCGTTGCGGGCGGCGACCACAAGGCTATTACCCCCATCCCCGCACCTGCACCGCCTACCCCGCCGGTGGTTGCACCCCCCGCTGTTACCACTTCACCTGTACCGGAAACGGCGGCGGATGAAGCGGTAGAAACAGGTATCCCCGGTGCAGACCCTACAGGCAAGGAAGACTCAACCGCCGCTATCCAGGCGGCTATTGATGAAGCCGCTAAGAATATTAACGGCGGCAAGGTATACCTACCGGCGGGTATCTATAAAGTCTCTTTCCCTTTCTTGGAACTAAAGCCGCACGTGACTGTTGTAGGCGACGGTTCTAGTACCTGGATAGTCGCAACAGCCGATAAGCCGGTGACTGAGAAGACCGGCGTGTTCCATACAGGTACCTACAACGTGAAGAAAACCGACCCGAAGCTATTCCGTTTCGGTGTTGAAAATCTGTTCATCACCTCCCGCGCGGCGGATGGGCAACACCACGACCCTATTCCGAATGTTTGCGGTATTGTGTTCAATACCTTCTTACAAGAGAATCCAGCAGACCCCGACGCGGTACCTACCCTCAAGGATGTTGAGATTTGGGGTATGGATGAAGGCGTAGCTTTGCTCGGTTTGGACGACCAAGGCATGAAGGTGTACAACCTACGCATTCGCCGTACTTTAGGCCCAGGTATAGTTGTAGGTAAACCTAAGAGCCACCCGGAAGGTACGGGCGGCGCGGCGGATAACAAGTTTATCTGTGCAGACGTTTCTAGCGCTAACTTAGGTAAGCGCGGCGCGGCGGGCATCGAGATTTACACCTCGCAGACTAAGTTCGTTGCGTCTACCACCTGGTATAATAAGCGTTTCCGCCCCTGGCAGGATATTTACGGCCTAGCTACACCACAGCTCAATGCTAACGGACAGTTGGCGGAGGCGCGTGTCGCTATGGGTGCTGAGATGACCGCTGGGGCAAGCCGTAATCGACAGTGGCAACACGACGGGGCGGGTTGGTATATCCGCTCTACCAAGAACATTTTCAGTGCTTGTACTGCACAGGAAAATGGCGGTCATGGGTGGGTTGTCGAATACTCGGACAACCAGTTAGCCGGGGTGCTAGGTGAATCTTCCAGTTACACCGGTTGCGTCCATGATGCGGCGGCGGTGAATGAAGCGGCTGACTTCTACATCTGTAACGACGCTCAACGCACTACGATTACGAACCTTCGCGCAGAGAGCGCGCGCGGCTCGAACACCGGTGCACGTTTCGGCGTGTATATCGAACCTTACGCCAATGAGGTTGCTATCACCGGCGGGTTGGCGCAGAAACAGACCACCGCGCCGGTGTTCCTCGGTAAAGATTTCCGGGGTACTACCCGCATTGAGGTAAACGGCGTTTTCTACGGTAACCCGGATTTCAAACCTGTAGTGCAGGGCGCGTTCAACTACCAGGTGGCAGAGGAAACAGAGCGCTCTCACCCGCGACGCATTGTCCCGGTGACGTATTTCTACGCCGACCACTGGCAACCAGTGGATAAGCAGAAATGGCACCAGGTAGGGCTTGCAGGTGACGTTGTGCCGTTTGTGATTATCGACCCGAAAAACGGGCCGTCTAAGCGCGGGGATGATGATTACAAGAACTTTATTCGTCAAGTGCAGATTATGCGTGATGAATTTGGGTTGAAGGTCTACGGCTACATTCGCACTGGCGCGTCGATTGATGCACCGCGACCTGAGGCGGATATTCTCAAAGATGCTGACGAATACGTGTCGCAGTACGCGGTTGATGGTTTCTTTAAAGACGAATATAAGAACGGATGGGGTGCACAGGCGGGCGCATCGGCGTTCCACCGTAGTACCTATAACAAGCTCAAGGCTAAGTACCCGTTCTTGAAAATCGTGGGTAACCCCGGCGCGTCTATCGCACCCGAAATGAAGGGTACCGCCGATATTTTCATGACCTATGAGAACGACGCGGCTACGTATCTCACGGCTAAAGACCTGACGCAGGAACACTACAAGGGTATGAGCCGTCATGCGTTCTGGCACACCATTCATGACGTGAAGAACTACGCTCAAGCTGTTCAGGTTCTGCAACGTGCAGATACCTTGAATGTTGCGAACCTGTACCTTACGGACGATACGATTTATTCGGGTGCTGAACGTAACCAGAACCCTTATGACTCGTTACCGTCTACCTGGTTGTGGAACCTGCAACTGGCATGGGCGCGCGGTACTCTAACTGAGTACATGGCTCAGGTTGAGACGGTACGCGCCGGGCAAGCTATCGCTAAGGCGGCGGGTGTAACAGCGGCGGCTACTGAGTTAGCGGCTCAATACAAGAAGCTGACGGGTGATGATATTTCCTAACCTACCACCGGAATTATGGGGATTCCTCGGTGTTCTCACCGGGGCCATAATTCCATCTATTGCTTCATGGGCTAAAGACCGCGACGCTAATAAGCATGAGTCGAACCGCGAAATGATTCGGCTACTCAATGAGCGTGTGAACCTACAGCAAGAAACGCTTGTGCAGATGGAGAAGGATTTACGCATAGCGCGTGAAAATTCATACCGGATGCTTGACCGTTCACGTCTTGCAGTTTCTCTAGCGGCGGCCCATATCGTGCGACTGAACAACCATATTGATGTTGGTGCACCCCCTCCCCCGCCGGATATGCCTACAGAGCTTCGCGGCTATATTCACGAATTTCTGTGGGATACCGGCGGGGAAGCGCCAAAAGTGAATAAAGAAGAGAAAGAAGGACACTAGTGTCTCGAACTGATATTACCCTTGCATGGATGAATGCACGCAAGGGCCGCGTAAGCTATTCCATGTACCAGCGCTGGGGGCCTAGCTCTTACGACTGTTCCAGTGCGATTTACTACGCTCTTATCGCCGCCGGATATTTCCCACAGGGTACCGCTATCGGCTCTACTGAGTCGCTATTTAATGACCTGGAACGTTTCGGGTGGACTAAGTTAGCACCTAACGCTGACGGGTCTTACTCACCCCGGCGCGGTGACGTGTTCATTTGGGGTGTACGTGGCGCTTCCTGGGGTGCTAACGGCCATACCGGTATCTTCCTGGATGATAACGAGAATATCATTCACTGCAACTACGGTAACAACGGTATCTCGGTGCAACAGCACGATAGCTATTGGTCTCTAGCAGGGCGACCGGCGGCAACGTTCTACCGCCCGCCCCGTGATACCGTATCCGCCCCGCCGGTTCGTGCACAGAATCAGAATCAAAGCGGATGGGTTGCTAAGCGCGGTACTTTCACCGTGAACGATACCCTACCCGTCTCGAACGACACTAACCCCAATTCCCCTGCACAGGGCGAATACAAGCCGGGGCAGTCGTTCATCTATGACGGCTATGTGGCCGAGAACGGTTTTGTGTGGCTAACCTACACAAGCTATTCGGGTAAGCGCCGCTATGTGGCGATTGGCCCGGATGATAATAACCCGTCTAACACTTGGGGTACGGGTTTCTTCAACTAATTGAATAAGGAATGAAAAACTAATGAACCTTACTAGTGAGCAATGGGCATCGGTACGTAAGTTCGCTTACGCCGTTACCCCTCTTGTCGGTAACCTGCTTATCGCCCTCGGTTTCGTATCGACTGAGCTGTGGCAGATTATCTCGGGTATCGCGTTGCAGGTAGTCACCTTTGGGGTGGCTTTCTTCAACGTTACCCCTACCAACCCTTCTACCGACAGCGAAGCACCCGCAGAGCCTGTGGCACCGGATGCTAACGCTAACGGAACCACTCAGCTCTAATAGCTGATAAAAAACACCCCCGGCGCGTTGCCTACCCAAACGCGCCGGGGGTGTTTTTCTGTTTCTACTGTACCACTTTCTAGCGGCGCACCTCTTCTACATTGAAAAACCCCTTGAGGTAACTCACCAACTCGTAGTAATCGAGCCCTCGTAAGATGTCGTTCACTGCTTCCACAAAGTCCGGCTCGAGAACATCAGAAACTATCTGCAATTCGCCATAATATTGGTGCTTATCAGCTACTGAAAAAGTAGCGAGCGCCGCAACCGCTAACGCGCGGTCTTCGTAGTTCATACCGTATACGGTAGACCTGGAACCGTTACCTTTAACTTTAAATACCCAACACCTACCTAAGGTGCCCGTTATAACGAATCCGACGTTATGCATTGCCCTAACGTGGTCGAAGTCTGATAACTTCTCAGGTTTCTCGCTCAGCCCCGGCGCGCCGTAAAAATCAACGCGTTTCAGCACTTCAACGGTAACGTTTGCTTTACGAACTTTCGCCTCTGCCTTGGCCTTGTCCCCATCAAGCCCTATTATCTTACTATCGTCGTTCACAGTGTAAGCACAGATGAAGTGTTGCAGTCGTTCCAGAACCTCCACGGCGGGGGTAGGTTCTTCGATTTCACCGGTGTGACACATTACCGTAGTAGTCACTAACTCGCTCTGTTCTAGCTTCGAGAGCTTATCGGCTAACAAGATAGTCTCTGCTAAGGTCTCTTGTTCATCTGTCAAGGAGAACACCGCGCGGCGTAGAAACTCAGGAACAGAGTAATGCTCAACCGTATCATCGAATACGATACTAAACCCTTGCGGCAAGTCCTTCCGCATGTACCCGAATCCATCGCGGGTACCGTTGTTATCATAGGTGATACGCTTACGGTCTTCATCTGTTATGGATACCCTAACATGCGTAGGCCCTTCGTTCAGGTACTTGTAGATGATGTATTTTACTTCACCGTTGAGTTCTTCCGCCGTGTTTCCTTTAGGATTCCCCAGCTCATAGCGTTTCAGCAAATCAAGACCGGTTACATCACGAATACCTACCATAATCCAGGTAACAGACTCTACGGTTTCATTTTCGGGTACCTTACTGAGTTCTTCACTTAGTAACACCAGGGCGGCTAGACTCTTTTCGTTCTTCGTACCCCAAACGCCGCTATCAAGGTTCACCCCGCCTTTAAATTCGTATTTACGCGCCGGGGCGTTCTTTGGGGTGAAAATGAACCCTTTCTGCTCGATATGCGGCTCAGACCATCCCTTACCGTTCAGAAACTCAATACCGGTGTTCTCGTTATCGCCGGTGCGAATGTAGATGTGCATTGTTCCTATCCTACTTTCTTCAGATTGTTGTACATTGTTTGTATTGCGTATTCTGCTTGTTGCGGTACTACGCCGTTTCCAAGTATTTGTAGTTGCTCTTTTCGGGTTAGCCCTAGCGAAGGGTCTGTAACCCAACCTCTTGGTAAACCCATAACCCACTCGCTAAACTCAGGATTTAACATAGGCCTACCGGATATATCTATCGTGGCTTTCGGGGGTTTTATGCCTAGGGTTTCTTCCCAAAACCTTATTGCGGGTAGGTAGCTTTCAAAGTTAAAATGAACCTCCTCCCTTAGGTTACCGGTTCTAGCTGAGGGCTTCCTTCGGTAGTCGCCCCTACGTAGAGCCTTCTCCTTCGCTTCCCCTTCATGCCAATTCAAATAGTCCATAGTGTTAGGCGTAGGTAGTAGAACCCCTTCGTTTGGGGTAGATGAGAGGTGTAACGATTTAGGTTTGTAGCGGTATTTACCACCTTCCCGCCAAGCTAGTACAAACACTCGTTCTCGTAAGTGCGGAGCGCCTATATCGCTGGCTCGTATAGATACCCATTGAGCACCGTACCCGATTTCGGAAAGGTCTCCCAAAACACGACCCAATGCTCGCAAATTAGGTTGTAGTTTTCCTCGTTTTCGGGTATTTCCCAAACATCCCGTGCAGTATTCCATACCGCTATCGGCTCTTGCACTACGCACCCCTTTCACATTCTCCCAAACTACTAGTTCAGGTTTTAATTCTTCAACGGCTTTACGCATTTCAACCCATAGGTTAGACCGGGTACCCGGTGAGAACCCTAAGCGGTTTCCCGCTAGGCTTACGTCTTGACAAGGTGAGCCGCCAGAAAGTATATCTACCTTAGGAACGCCGACCCAAGATATTTTTGTTACATCACCTAAATTTTGAGCGTTCGGGAACCGGCTCGCTAAAACCTTAGACGGTGGTAAGGATATTTCACTTACCCATATCGTTTGAGCTGAAAACACCTTCTCAACGGCTAAAGCTAGACCCCCGTAACCCGCGAATAACTCGCCGGATTTTAGCTCGTGCATTCCCCTACCCTTCGTTCAATTCGATATGCCCTCGAATGTATGCAAGCCGTAGAACGATAGTCATTCGTTGGATTTTCTTTGCGTACCGCTCAGGATTCTTTGCAGTAAGTTTGTCAATTTTCTTTGCGTAGCGGCGGTAGCGACCCATCGGCGGGCGGCGCACGTTCATGTTGCCTATCTTACCGACGCGAACGACACTACGTTTCGGCGATAACCCTAATTCCTTCATCTCGGGGTGCAGGGTGTAATCGCGGGCAATGTAAGCGGATTCGAGAGCATCACGCCCGGCGCGGTACAGTTCGCGCGCTACATGGAGTTCTTCCTGTGTCAAGCTCAGGATTAGGCTTCCTGAACCGTTATTACCGCTACGCAGATTCGCGTATCCTGGTGCTACTGTGGTTGTCATGGTCTTTCTCTCTCTGTCTAGTGTACTTGTAGGGTTACTGTGGTGAACAGCGGTATATCACGGCGTAGAAGCCATGAGTGGAACGTGTTACATTCGTCGATTCGCTCGTTCTCTGCAACAACATTGTCTATGGTGTTATCAATGTCTTGTACGTCCGTAGCAGGTATGAACTTAGGGAAAGCGTCCATTACCCACGCCGGGGGTTTCTCAGCACTGAATACGCGCCCTAACGTAAATCCGCCGCCCTTGGTGTAAGTGTAACCTATTTCTACTCTCATGCTGTTACCCTTCCACGAATACGTCGAACGCTTCTAGATTCGATAGCTTCGCACTTCGCGCCCGTGCAAGACCGCTACCCTTGATGTGCACGCCGGGTAAATCCCGTACTATCTCGTACACCGTGCTTATCAGAGCGTCTTGTGTATCGGCATGAACCTGCTTAGCAAACGACTGCCGTATTACATCAGGTACCTCCTCACCCGCCGGGAAGCTGAACAAGTAATTATTATCCCCGGCGTGTTGAGCGTACACCCGGCTCGGTGTAGCCGTCGTAAGCTGTAACTGCGCGGCGAGCGCATCACCTGATACCTGAATATATTCCACGCGAACACCTACTAAAGGGCTAATACGCCGCCGCACCGTCTCAGCCAGGATGTAGAAGTTATGCGCCTTCAACTGCCTTGGCACCCCGGCGCGTATAGCCGCTCGAAGGTGTTCACTATCCATGCTACGTAAGGCGTAGTACGTTTCATTTGTTGCGACGTATAGGACTCGTATAGTCTTCATTGTTACGCCCCCGGTTCTTCTTTCACAATTACATCTACAACCGACGGTATATCGCCATCGTAGTAATACCGGCTTTCCGTTGTGTACGACATGCCGCCCCTAGACCCAAACGCTCTGTGCAGGTCTAGTATCAATTCATCAGGTTCAGCTACTCTCGGGGCCAAGTCTGCTACCGTCTGCTGAAACTCTGTAGCCGCGATAATACGAACCTCGTAGTATTCACCGTCTCGAAGAATGTACCGAAGTTTAGCCGTTTCCACTAGTTCGCCCCCGGTACTTTCAAATCGAACACGGCGAACAACGCATGCCGCCGGTCAATCGTGGCATGCGAGCATCGAACGCCTAAAACCTCAACGCCTTTAGCTTTCGATACCCCGGCACGTACCGCGCTTTCGAGAACATCGAAATGCCCCGCCGGTACACGGTCAGGAACGTTCTTCGCTAATTCCCAGTACACCGGCTTATCCTGTAGGAAACGTACTGAGTAGGAGTTATCCCCGTTGTACGTGTAAATAAGTCCGTAGGTTTCCATTGTCTGCTTCTTTCGTCTTATCTGCTTCATTAATTCAAGTATACAGACCTTGTATCGTTGATGCAAGTCTAAATATTAACATTTTCTGTGATTAGCGCCATAAGCCTCTCAGGTGGGTAGCGTTTCGTCCACTCATGCGTATGCGGGCCGTAGCCGTTTGTGATAATCACTTGATACACGCTCATGCGGTGCGGTAGCGGGTCTACCAAGCCCTTGTCGATAAGCTCTTGAACCCACACGCCGCGAAGGTCTCGGTACTGAACTTTAGCAGGCAAAGTACGCTTCTTCCGCCGCATCAATTCGCGCCATAGTAAGCATATAAACCTGATAGAGAGAGCTAGTGTCTGTCGCCGTCTCTAACGGTTCGACATACCCGCCGGGTTGCGGAATACCCCGGCGCGTTACCTTTGCCCATAGTTTCTTTAACATTGTTGATTACCCTTCCTGAACCTCTACAAAGAATACGGTGCTATCCCCATGCCGCTCATGACCTAAATACTTATACTTATCGTCGGTAAAGCAATGCACCCAAGCGCTAAAGCTACTAATATGTAACTCCCTAGGGCGTATGCTTATGACCTTTAGCACCCGCTCTATAAGCTCTTGCGGGGCGTTTTTATAACATTCAGTATCTAGAACATACCCGGTTTTAGGAACGTACATATACCTGAGTACCGCTATTCTATCCTTAGGAACACTAAACACCTTTGCCTACTTTCGTGCCAGCTGGATAGCGGCGTAGCCACCAAACACTAGAAGCCCTAGTGTCGCGCCGTTTCCCTCACCGTGAGAAGCTACCACACCGATAGCGCAAAAGACGGTGAAGAAGATAGCGACAGTAATACTGATAATCTCTAATTTCGTGTACATTGTGCACACCCTCCCTTGTCGTGGTTAGTAATTCAAGAATACAATATTTGAATAGTTGAAGCAACTTAGAAACGCGTGATTTACGCCACACCCCAAAACGGGTAAAAGAAAGCGGGGCGTGAGTACTCTCAACGCCCCGCCCCCAACCACAGACAAAGGTAATTATATTATACCTTATAAACGTTCATCGTGCATCAAAATAGCGGCGATATGACGAATTTTCTGGTACCGTTCCTGAACCGTGTTGAACGTGTAGGTGCTCAAAATGTTCTCGAACTTCTCTCGAACGTATGCGTCGATACCCGCCGGGGTCTTTTCCAACCCGGCGCGCTTCGCCTCTTCGAGTTCACGTGCTGAATCAACCCAAATCGACACGGCCATAGCGTCCGTGCCTTTTGCGTCTTCATCACCGCTCAACCAGCACGCATAGAGCAAGCAATAATTCAGCAGGTCTACGATAGTATCCTTGAGCGTGTCACCCCCGCCGGGTATCCCTATCCGGTCTACCTTGCGGGCTATATTCGGCAAGATGCTAAACATCTCACCCCGCTTACGCCATGAGTCGCCGTATGCTTTACCTTTTTCGTCTAGTAGCACTAGCGCTTGGATAACCCCGCCGGGTAGCGGTGTCCCAATTGCACACATATCTCTATCCTTTCCTATAGCGTTTACATTGGTACCCCTCAGCAGAGAGCGGTAGCCCGTCTGCCCATGCAGGGCGAAAGTTTTCATCTTCTCCCATGATAGCGGCTACAGTATCCACGTCGCCGCCGTCTACCAATATTTCATCGTGCACATGCGCAACAGCTGGCACGCCTAAAGCGTCCATCTCAACCAGCGCATGAGCAAGCAAATCACGGGCGACCGCCTGTGTCACATTCTCAGTCAATTTACCCCCATACGTCTGTACGCGGTTTCGGTACTTTGGGTCAATGAATGATAAAACGTCTCGCATTTCACCGAATTTCTCAGCTCGGATAATACGCGGCTCTCGGTAGCACACCGCGCGCCCGCTCGGTAATACGATTTGCATTTGGCGGCTCTGCACGTCCTTACGAACGGTAACGTATTTGCCGACCCGTCCACCTCCGGCGCGAAAGGCGTTGTCTAGCGTCTTCCAGAAACGGACGATATTCGGGTTTGCCGCCCGCCATTGCTGAATATGCATTTTAACTTCATCGTCGCTACCATCTGCACCCATCGCGCGCATTGAGGCTAGTCCGCCGCCATACCCCAAAGCAAGAACTGCAACTTTCCCTTTTTGACGTAGCGCGCGGGCGGCTTCGTAGTCCACGCCAAACATACGGCTTGCGGTCTCAATATAAATATCGCGCCCGGCTCGGAATGCATCAAGTACCCACTTCTCACCCGCCAGCCATGCCAGTACACGGGCTTCAATCGCGCTATAATCGCACACAGTAAACGGGCCTAAAAACATTGAGCGAACAAGTTTCTTGAGGTCTTGCGCGGTTACTGTATCGCCGATAACGACACGTGTCGCAAGCTCGATAGCCTCTTCATCTGTCTTAGCTGAGTCGCGGGCTAGGTTCTGCAACTGCACACCCTGCCCACTCCAACGACCAGTATGCGCGCCAAAGTACTTGAAAGACCCACGTAACCTACCATCATCTGAACGCCGTCGTATAGCCGCGTCATATTTACTTGCCGTGGTAAGGGAGGTGTCCTGTCGTAACTCCAAAACCCGGCGCGCGTCTGCTGGCAGGTCTTCAATACGCAACAGGTCTTTCACTGTTTCCGCCTTCACATCCTGCAACGACTGTAGCGTTTCGTGTGGTTGCCTGTTCAACCATGCCAACAGTTGATTACGTGAGTTTGGGTTATCCACGCCGGTTACCATCTTGATTTTGTTGAGCGCTTCGTCCTTCACGTCTTGGTTCGCATCGGACGCGGCGGCGGCTAGAACGGTATCCGTCGTTATGCCCCTGTCGTTGAGTCGTGCGTCTGCACACCATACCTCAAACTCACCCGGCGCGAACCCTCCATGCCGCCTAAAAAGCTCTTCTCGAACCTGTTTCAGAACGACAACATCTTGCACGTTATAGGCTTTAAATTCCTCCCACTCAACGGGTTTATCTTCCGGTTTGGTTCGCAAGCCTGTTCGCGGGTTAGGTTTCGAGAACAGGTTTATGAGACGCGTACCCGCGCTGTCTTTATGCTCAACACCTAAAGCCTCTGCTGTGTGTTCCAGCTTTTGAGGGTATCCCCAATTTGCCGCGATACCCTGTGTATCTAGCCATGCTTCTGGTTGCAGGTACTCACCTGTTGGAAGCCCGGCTAGGCGTGAGAAACATACCCGCTCAAAGTTCGCGTTATGTGCGCTTTTGGTTACCGCGTCATCCCACAAGCCGGGTATTTGGCGCATTTCGTCTTCATCGGTTGTTATCAGAACGTCGCCATTATCTACCGCGTAAGCGGCCATAAGGATACGAAAGCTAGGGTGCTCGGTATACGCATAAACGCCGACCTTTTGAAGGTCTAACTCGCAATAAGTTTCAATGTCGATATCGAGTATCTTCATAACCTTACCTGTGGTCTTCTTTTGGGTTGAATTGTATAGCGAAAGCCCCGGCTATTCCACATGCCGGGGCTTTCTTGCACACAAAATTCGCCAACATCTGGTTAGCTACGGTTTTTAGCGTCTACCGTTCGACGGGTCTGTTAGATAAGGTCTTCACCCTCGCTCTCAGTTTCTACAGGCTCGAACAAGTCAGAGGCTTTCACGGGTGCGCCCCCGGCGAGAGGTTCACCGTCGCGGGTTTTCTGAACAGCGAGAATCTGGAACGACACACCCTTACCGTTAGTGTTGTACGGGAATGCCTCAATAGCCGCACGGGCATACACACCTGAATAGATTTCGCTCTTATCCAGAATTTCGTTCACGTTCTGGTCTACCACGCTAGGCTTGCGGTCGGCATTGGCGCGAACCGACATGTAGTAACAGCCTTCGTACTCTGGGCGGTCTGACTCATCGCCGTCTCGCAAAGTGTTTCGCCAATTCTTCGGGATTTGACCGCCGAACCTCGTATCTTTACCGTTACGAAGCGCCGCCTGTTGTGCGTTACGAATCTTTTCTACGGTCTTTTTATCACTCTTAGGAATAATGAGCGTAGCTGAGTATTTGGGGGTGTCACCGTCTTCACCCGCGTATGGCTCGAAGAGGTGCACGAATGATAGGCGAACTTCGCCGGTGGTGATACGGGTGTTTTCTTTAGCCATGTTTAGACTTCCTAACTGTTTATCGGTTTATACGTATTGGTAAATGGAGAGTTCATCATCTGGTGTAAACTCTATTCCATAGGCGTTGTAAAACGCCTCTACGGTGAGAAGCGTTAGGCTTCGTGCACCGCTCTTGATGCGCTTGAGAGTATCGGGGTGCAACCCGGCCCGCTCACACATCTCTTTTTCACTCTCAACGCCGTGCGTAGCACGCCACCGGTCAAGAGCGTCAAAGTCAATTTTAACTCGATTATTCATTACTGAACATCTCGCTTACCTCTTGTTTCTTGCTAATCGCCTTACGGCGGTCTGATTCTGGAACTAGGGAGGGCTTACCCTCTGTCGTTTGCAGAGCGTCACCCAACACGCCGGGTAATTCTTTCTTACCCACTAGCTTGTCAAGGTCCGTAACCCCGGCTAGTTTACGGGTGGTGAACTGCTCAACGCTGTAACCCGCATCTTGTAAACGACGGGTTGCTTCAAAAGCATCCGCAACCACCCGGCGCGAACCAGAGCGAACGACTTTATAACCGGGTATCTTTTGACCCTGCTCATAGGCAAGTTCAAGAGATGATTCTTCCAGATGCTTTATCCAGGATTTTATTTCCCCTACCCGTGCCAAATACCCGGCGCGGTCTTCTAGCGAAATAACGTTTGAGTCTTCTTCAAACGCGATAGCCGCGATTGATTCCGCCCTTGGTTTGCAAATACCTGCCGCCGGGCAAAATTTGCACGCGCTCTCGCTCGGTGCAAATTCGGTACCCTCGTTTGAAAGAGCCTTTTTTGCCGCCGGGCGTGCTACGTTTTCGCGCCATTCTTCCAGACGCTCTACAGAGATTTCCCACGTGTCTACGTTATTGATGCGGGGCTGAAATACCGTCATGCGAACACGCCGGGTCTTCTCTAGCGTATCCCGATATGCTTTGAGCGCGCCTAACGCATAGAGCATGAACTGTGGATTTTCCACCGGCGATACTTCCACGCCGCGCCCGTACTTCAGGTCAATAACGTGTATCGTATCACCGCGAATAACCACCGCATCGCTCGTACCCCAGCAACCGGGGATACCCGTAGCAAGCCGCTGTTCTAACAGCAACGCCCCGTCTTCACCTTTAGCTTCTTCGAGAATATCTAGGTACCACGCTACATAATCCTGCATCGCTTCAAACTCTCTCTCGGTGGCTTGTTCATCGCCGCCTAGAAAGTCTTTCAGCTCTGTTCGAACTTTAGCTATGTCGGATTCGTAGCTTTCATGCCCCGGTAGTTGAAATTCCCGGCGGGCTTCCACCTCTGCCAGTGAATGAGCGATAGTGCCTTCACGGGCAAAGTCGCTTTCTTTCGGCTTTGGTGCTTTTTCCGCCATTTCAACAGAGGCTGTACATGTCAGCCACCGCGCCGCGCTAGAAGGCCCCAGCGTTGCGTGCTTGCTAGGCATAATTTGCTTCTTTAGCAAGCTCAATGAAGCGCGCGGCCTGTTCCTCGGTCATGGTGCTAACTCGCTTAGCCCCTACCGTAGTCAGGATTCGCTTCAACACCGCCACATCTTCGTTCTGCATCATTTCAGATGCGAGAACTGTAGCGTGTGCGAGCAAGTCCTTTAGGCCTTTAGGCTCTTCCTTCGGGGCTTCTTCCTTCGGGGCTTCTTCCTTCGGGGCTTCTTCCTTCGGGGCTTCTTCCTTCGGGGCTTCTTCCTTC